CCGTTGGCCGGATGGCGTAACTTTTCAGATACGTCCACCCTTTAATCACCGCCAGCATCGACGCATTTTATTGCATCGACGTTTGGTATACACACTGACTGAAAACGGTCTGCCCGAAGGCAAACCGGGCGAAGTTGCTTCGCCGGATGTGTGACGCCCAAGTTCGTAAGTGGAACATGCTTCTGCAAAATAACGCAGTAGCATCTTCCACCCGTCGATCTCTTGGGAAACAGACACAGGGAGTACGCACCATACGAAATGCTCTTTCCTTTGGAAGTCGTTCTGACTATCCTTAGGCGGAGTGGTTCGTGAACGTGGACTCTTGTATTCAACAGATACTTCTTTAAGTGCGGGAGCGGTTAATCCGACATCTTGCACAGAAGGTATAGGGCCATAAATGGCGTATAACTTCTCTACGATTAATTCGTAGGTCTGGAAGTATTTCTTATCCCAGTACGCATTAGCATAGCTAATCCAACTGACGTAAGATTCAGGGCAGCGGAGTGATGACCAAACCGTCCGAATTCGGACTGGTGTGACTGGTACGCCCTTAAAGGCGTCCATACCACAGGACTCTCTAAAGAGTCCTTTGATGCACGACTTGTCTCGGTTAATCTTTAAACCGAAATATTCAAGTATGTTCATTGCGTGCTCGGCGTAAGCCGTGGGTACAATGACATCATCCCCGTATACATAGATAGAGCTTATTACATCTCTATCCGCGTTGAGTGCTATTAAACCAGCAGTCAAGAGACTCCAGACGGTTAGTGCCAGTACGGGAAAGCATAGTGCTGACCCCATTGGCGCATACTTATGGAGAATTAACTCTTGTCCGCTCGGTAGCCTCGTACCTAAGCTTCTACATGCTACCAGCCCCGTAAGAACGGGTTCTGGGAATAGTAGATGAACTAAACCAAGAGAAACACGATCCGAGGCCTCATTAAGGTCAAGGGTCGCATACTTACCCGCAACGCTACCCGCTAGGGCAGCAATTCGGTTGGGTTCTTGGTTTGTGAATCGGACAGCATCCTTAGTTAAGGGATGGTGCTCGACGTGACTAACAATGGCTCTAGCCAAACCCTGCTGTATCCACTGGAAATCCAGTGGTTCGCATGATATGAGTCTAGGCCCGCGTGAATCTTTTGGAACAAGGACAACCTTGGCCAGGGATTCACCGTCGTCAAGAGCAATAAGCTCTTGTTGACGATCACAAACATGTCCTAGAGAAGCGTAAAAGAACGCGTCTAAAGGATATACTTGCGTTATTCGTCTCGAGACCTTGGTCCATGTATACTTACTGGAGAGTTGCTCCTTCGTGGAGACCGCTCCAGGTCCGTGACATGGCCAGATGGCGAGATGATTAAACGAGGAGAATACTCGGGTGAGTAGTCTTCTCGCGATACGGATGGTTTTAGCCTGCCAGTCAGGAAGTCCCAGACTTTTAAGGGACTCTTGGCGACAAGGTAAACTGCCATGCCTAACAAAAGCATCCGCATAAGCGGTGTGCTCTTTCGCCAGATGCACTGCAAGCAAGTTGCAGGTATCTGAATAGGGCTTAATTTCTTCCTCGGTTTTGATAAACCTTTGGATGACTTTGAGTTCGAGCTTGGGATCATATGGGAGTTCGAGTTTGTACACCATGTACAGCACGTCTCTTAATGATTGAACGCAAGCTGCATTAGCATCCGGAAGGACCGCACCGTCTAGAGTTAGGATTGATCGAAACAGACTACCGAATAAAATCGGTATCTGACCACCTTTGATTGTCCGCAAGGACATCTCAGTGGCGTCGAATGATCCTATACCGGCCAGAACCTTGTCAAGGTTCTTGCCAAGACGGGGCAGAGTTTTCGTGAGAAAACCCAAACCTTCCGAACTGATTCGAGCAGAGACGGTTTTAATGTCTCTCTTGAGTTCAGATGTAGTGTATATATTACTATGCAACGTTTGCACGTCGCGTAGTAGGGTGATGAATACTTCACTGTATTCTAGGCTCTTAGTAGGTACCATAACGGTATTCTATCCTAGAGCATGACACTCTATTACGCGTATACAAAGAACGAATAAGGGGTCTGATATAGAGGCATCAAGAGTGACGGTCTTTAACCGATCAATTAAGGTACATAAATCAGTACCCTCTTGAATGACTCAACCTCAGACCTTGATTCGTAAGAACGTAGGGTCTATACCCTAAAATCTTCGATACTAAAGAGTACCGTTGATTAATGTCACAGCGCCATTGCCACCACCGTCGTACAGAATCGTCGTCGAGGCCCCAAGTGAGGCCAGGAACGACATCAATTCTGCACAGACGTTGTTAGCTTCGGCAAACGCAGTCATATTTCCGACTGGAATGTCGGCGACCGCGTAGAACGAAACAATA